ACTGGGATAGCCGTATGGCGGTGCAAGCCGCCATTACGGTGTAGGAATAATTATGGCAGAAGATAAACCTTTAAAAAAACCTTTCACAGATGAGCAAAAAGATCTTCTCATGGATTATCTTTTTAATAAATTCATGGAAGATATGATGAAGGATAAAATGAGGAGAGAAGATTTTTACAATCAACCTCCTGAAACAGATCCTGAAGGTAAAAGAATTTTATCTGCAAACATGGGTGGTATGATTTCAATTGATCAACTAACTTCACCTTTAACGATGAGTAATGGCGGGGACATAAGCAAAATTAAAGTTCCAAAAGGGCCACCACAATTAGCAAGTGCCACAGGATCATTAGCTACTGTTGTGGACGCAATAGGAGAGGGAAACTTAGTTAGAGACACCACAAGAATTAAAAATCTTTTAGAGGGAAGTGATGTAACAAGAAGTTTTGGATATGATGAAGTTTTTGAAGTATTTAAAGATAAAAAATCTGGAATTACTAAAGCTCAAATAGAGTCATTTAAAGACGTACCTAAAGTTGAAAACTTTATAAAAGACGGAGTTTTAGACTCTGATAAATATAATAAAGCTATGAAAAAGTTCAATAAGGACGTCATTAGCAAATTAGATAAAAAAGCTCTTCAAGTTTTAAGAAGTTCTGGTTACTTAGCAGATTACGCACAAGACTCTAGAATATCTATTTTACAAAAAGGATTAAAATTTGGAAAAGATGGTAAAGTTTTAAGAGACGCCAAGGGAAAACCTATTATTAAAAAAGGATATGAAAAAGTAATTTCTATTAGTTCTAAAACTGGATTACCTGTAATAACTAAAGCTTTTGAGAGTCAGTATTTAGCAGACAATTTTGATTTTGTTTTTGCATCAAAAGACACTGCGAAGGTTGGAAAAAGTAAAAAATTTCAAAGTAAAGTGTTTACAGACATACAAAAATGGGGAAAGAAAAACTTAAATAAAGCAAAACAACTTACGTTAGACATTGCTTTAGCACAAATAGATAGGTTACCAGGAAAACAAAAAGTTGCAGCATTAACTGCTTTGCTTTCTACTATTGCAACAAAAGGTTTTGCAAAGATGATGCCTGTCGTGGGTCCTGTCAGCACTGCGGCTGACATAGCGACCTTAACAAAAACATTTGGACCAGACATAGTGGAAGGTATACAAAGTGGTCTAGATACTGTAACAGAACCTGTAACCAGTAAAATCGCAGAAGCAGAGAGCATGTTTGAAAATATGCTTAAATCAAAAATGAACCAAGGAGGCATGATGGACATAAACTTCATGACAAGACCCATGGGTTACAAAGACGGAACTCGTGACGGAACTTTAGTAGGAGACAAAGAAGAAATACCTGTTAGAGAAATTATAAGAGATGAACCTGAAGGTATCATGGGAACTATAAAGTCTTTTTTAAGTAAAAAAGAATTTGGAACAATTGAAAATCCTTTACCTTTAGACAGAGTCTTTGATCCAGGAATCAGTCAAAAAACTTTGATTGATGAAGGAGCTTTTATAACAACACCTGATGGTATTACATTTAAGGCAACGCCTAAAATGTTTGATAAATATTTAGGAACAAAGTATGTAGAAAATAATACCTTTGGTGAAAGAGATGACATAGAAGTAGAATTTAGACCTAAATACATTACATCTGCAGAAAAATCTTTTGTTGAACCTGGCGGCATGTATGATCAAGTTCAAACACCAAGAGCAGAAGGAAAATTTACAGAAATGAATCAAGGTGGAATTATGGACATAAATCAACTATTAAGAAGAATTAGATAATGGCAATAGAAAAGAATAATCCAGACGATCAGATTGATATTCAAATAGAACCTGACTCAGCACAAGAAATACAACAACCTTTAATGGAAGGTGATGCGATGATCTTGGACGATGGTTCTGCAATCGTCAATCCTGCAGAAGATACTTCAGACCAAGGAGCGTTCAACGCAAACCTTGCAGAGTTAATACCTGATGATGAACTAGAAGCTTTGTCTGCAGGTTTAATGAGCGATTATGAATATGATAAAGACGCAAGAGCAGATTGGTTAAAATCATATACAGATGGATTAGATCTTTTAGGATTTACTTATGAAGATAGATCAAAACCTTTTCCTGGTGCAACAGGTGTTACACATCCTTTATTAGCAGAAACAGTTACACAGTTTCAAGCACAAGCTTATAAAGAATTACTTCCTGCTGAAGGACCTGTTCGAACACAAATTGTAGGTGAGATAAATCCACAAGTAGAGGATCAGGCTCAACGTGTGAAAGAATTTATGAATTATCAAATAACTTACGAAATGGAAGAGTATGATCAAGAACTAGATCAGATGTTATTTCATTTACCATTAGCAGGTAGTTCGTTTAAAAAAGTTTATTATGATGCTGTAAGAGGCAGAGCAGTTTCTAAATTTGTTCCTGCAGAAGATGTTGTCATTCCATACAACACAACTGACATGGAATCTTGCGAACGAATAACTCACGTCGTCAAGATGATGAGTAATGAATTACGCAAGAAACAAGTAGGAGGTATGTATCGTGATATAGATATTTCAGAAAGTCCTACTGATAAAAACGAAGCAGGTCAAAAGTATGATGAATTAGAAGGAACAAGAGAAACATACAACGCAGAAGATATAGTTCTTTTAGAATTTCATTGCGATTTAGACATACCTGGTTTCGAAGATAAGAACGCGACAACAGGAGAACCAACTGGTATTAAATTACCTTATGTGGTCACTGTTGACGAAGGTTCTGGAAAAGTCTTATCTATCTATCGCAATTATGCAGAGGGAGACATTCTACGAAAAAAGATTCAATACTTTGTTCATTACAAGTTTTTGCCTGGCCTTGGCTTTTACGGCTTTGGTCTTATACACATGCTTGGTGGACTATCAAGAACAGCTACTGCTGCTTTAAGACAACTTATTGATGCAGGCACATTATCTAATCTACCCGCAGGATTTAAGGCAAGGGGCTTACGAATTAGAGATGATGATGAACCTTTACAACCAGGTGAGTTTAGAGACGTAGACGCACCAGGAGGAGCTATTCGCGAATCCTTAATGTTAGTTCCTTACAAGGAACCCAGTCAAACTCTTTTCGCTTTACTAGGTTTTGTCGTAGACGCAGGTCGAAGATTTGCTTCTATTGCAGATAATAAAATGGGCGAAGGCTCACAAGCAAATCCTGTCGGCACAACAATGGCTATTATGGAACGCGGCACGAAAGTGATGAACGCTATACATAAAAGATTACATTACGCACAAAAAGTTGAATTTAAATTACTGTCTAAAGTTTTCGCAGAAAGTTTACCTCCTGAGTATCCTTACGCTGTACGTGGTGGCAACAGAATTATCAAGCAACAAGATTTTGACCAACGCATTGACATACTTCCAGTATCTGATCCAAACATTTTTTCTATGGCGCAGCGCGTTACTCTAGCGCAAACACAATTACAAATGGCTTCTTCAAATCCTCAAATGCATAATATGCACGAGGCATACAGAAGAATGTATCAGGCATTAGGTGTTAGAGACATAGATATGATTTTACCACCTCCTCAACAACCTCAACCCGAAGATCCAGGAATAGAAAATGCTAAGTCTTTACAGATGTTAGGGCTAAAAGCATTTCCTGGTCAGGCACATCAAGCACACATAGACGCTCATAGAGCGTTCATGAGTTCTTTTTTAGTTGCAAACAACCCACCTACCATGGGTATATTGCAAGCACACATTTCTGAACACGTTGCATTAATGGCAAGAGAAGAAATTACAAAGAAAAATGCACCACTCATTGAGCAAGAGGCACAAAAAATGGGTGGAATGTTGCCTCCAGAACTCTTGCAACAGTTTCAACAACAAAATGAGCTTGAAATTGCACAAAGAATTACGGAATTGACCAATGAAATGGTAAACGAAGAGCAAGAAATGATGAATAAAGACGAAAAAGACCCATTAATTAACTTAAAACAACAAGAATTAATGCTTAGAGCTCAAGAAGTAAGACAAAATAGAGAATTAGCGGAACAAAGACTAGATTTAGACCTAGAAAAACTTAATTTTGAAGGTAAAAAGCTAGAACAGAAAGACGCTATCGACAAAGAACGCATACAGAGTCAAGAAGACATAGCAGATTTACGTGCAGAAGTGTCTTTAGCATCGAAAAGAGGTCAATAATGGCAAATGGTAAACTTAGTCCAAATATAATTAAACTTTTAAAGAAAAAATATAAAAAACCTTTGGGAGCGAGAGTTGGAGATCCAAAAAAAATATCGCAAATGTTGAAAAAGGGTGCTAACATACCAACATATATGGCAAGCAAAGGTGGATATGTTAAAAAAAGAACAAAAAAGAAAACTAGAAACAAATAAACCCAAAGAAATTTTAGATGAAACCTTTAATTTTGCTGGAAAGTTTTCAAATGATCCTATGATAATTAGTGCATCACTAATGGTCGTAGCAAAAACTATTTATTTAAATCTTTTAGGTCCTGAACAAACTCAAGTAATGATGGATGCGTTTGCTAATGGCATCGATAATTACGAATTTAAAAAAGAAACTTTACATTAGTGCCTAATTGTAAAAATTGCGAACACGACTGTCATCATCACGATGGTGGTTCTTGTCATTGTGGTTGTGTTGATTGTCAACATAATATACAAGAAGCAATAAACAAACTTAATAAAGTTTTGACAATAAATGGGGATTCTAAAATAGAGGTTGTTTTTGAACCCGATTTTACTTTAACAGAGCATTAGGAGGTTAACATGAAATTGGTAAAAGATGTAATTCAATGGCTCAAAGAGTGGAATGACTGGAGCATGAAAGACTGGATTAAAGCCGGTATTGTTTGTGGAGTTGTTTTAGTTGTTTTATGGAAAATGGGTGGAGCCTAGACTATGGTCTGGCAGCTTTTAGCTAAGCCCTTACTTGGCGTCGTCGCTGACGGCGTCAAGGGTTTCGTGGAGACGAAAAAGGCAAAAGCAGAATT